TTTTCTAGTTCTTTAATCTTGCTTTCTGCTTTTTGCGCTCTCTCTACAGCTCTAATCTTATCAGACCTGTATTCACTAATAACTTTGTTAAACATCCTTCTATCGACCTGTAAACGGTTTACGTAAAAGAATATATCACAAGCAGCTCCACACGCTGCATCTAAATCTTTGTTGTCTGGTTTTAAGTTTGCCCACTCTAAAAGCTTTTTATTTAAAAGTTCCGAGTTGTTAAAGTATTCCATCTCCAGTAAGTTGTCACTCTTCTTGTCTATCATAATATCACAGCGTTTACCACTTCTAACATTGCAACTTCTTTTGCTATTTTATTATTATTAGAAAAGTGAGTTGTCTTGTTGTGGTATTGTATTTCCCATTTTGGATTCACAAGATACAAATTAAATATAAATATTCCTTTAGGGGTTGAGTTTATGTACATAGGTATATCTAAATTGTCATTACACTTTAATATCATAGCATCAAACTTTTTCTTTTCTATAAGCAAAGTATCGTAATGTTTACCCCTGCATTTAAGTTCTATTCTATGTGATGTTTCTGGACTATAACAATCCCATCTACTCATTTGTTTTCTAGCCTTAACTAGATCAGGGTAATAGTTTTCTTTTAAATATTCAAAAAGTTCTTTTTCATTCATACTCTCTGTAAATCCGTTCAAGTTTAGCATAAACACCATTTAAGAAACAACTGCTGCAAGATGTCATCTCTCTCCTTTCATTAAATACCCTGTTGAATATTTCTAGTATCTCGCTTTGAACTTTAGATGTAACAGTATTCTTTGGCTTAGTAAACAAGTCAGTCAAATATTTGTGCTCATCTTCTGTTAAACAATTTGGTTTCTGATAAGGAAAAATGTGGTTTAAAGTTTCTTTTCTCTTGTCGCATCCACAGTCTTCACCTAGTGCCCACTTAGCTAGTTTATCAATACCAGTAGACTTAGTAATCTTTTCTATAGTATCACCAACTCCACTGCTTTTTTCTTCGTGGTTCTTAACCCACTCTTTGTACTCTTTAGTTCTTTTGTCTATTCCTTTCATAATCTTTGTTTTTAAAATCCTCGTAATCTTCTTTAAATAATTCTTTTAACTCGTCTTTACTTTTCTTTAGTGTTTTAAATATTGATACCCAACTAATTTTGGTTTCTGATGAAATTTTCCTTATAGACATATTTGTGTCTCGATAAAGCTTGAATAATGTCTTGTCATACCAGCCCCAATTTTCAATATGATTGTCAATTAAAGAACAAAACTCCGAATACCCTATTTCTTCATCCATTTCTGAATTGTACGGTATTTGCTCGTAATTGTTTTCGTCATCAATCCTAACTTTATTAATTTTCTTTTTAGCATTATAATATTGAAAGTAAAGACTACGCAAAGTAAAAAAAACATATCCTCTACTAACAACCCCATTTTGAATAATTTTTCCTTCACTTGCATACTTTTCTAAAGTTAAATACATCTCCTGAACAAAATCTTCAGCAAGGTCAAACTCGCCAAAAGAATTTATTATCTCTATCCATTCTTGATGCCTTTCAGCTACTCTTCCAAGCCATTTTGTGTTTCCCATAAAATATTTAAACTTATTACTCCCATTAAAATTTGTATTGTGTAAGATTTTACCTCAATACCCCCCTCAATAAATACTTCTTTGTCGTATAAACAGCCTGTAACAAATCCAACCATTGGACTTATAATAATATCAGCTTTTATTTGTTGTGCCAAGAAGGTAGCCAGTGCACAAAGCAATAATAAAATAGTTGCATAAATAGCTAAAAAAGAATAAAGTTCCATATTTAAAATATTAGTTTTTCTTTAGGTTTCTTTTCGTGTAGAATATCACTCCCCATAAATTCAAAGCCTACATTGTTTCTTGACATTCTTAATTTGATCGGTTCTTCATATGGTGTACATCTACCACCAGTTTCATTTTCTTTTACTTTTAAAACGTGGAGGTTACTATACATCCAATCAGTAGGGCTTCCAGTATATCTGTGAATACATATTACATCATCAGACCTATTGCCCCACTTTCCCCCTCCTTCAACACCTGCTAACCCTAAAGGCTGTGGAAGGTTTGCATACTCGTGTCCGTGTGGATGTGTTCTTCTTAGTGCATCTGTTACACCGTGAGCATTTAAATAAACTGTAATATTTTGTTTTTTAGCAAATATCCTAAATTCAGAACTTACTTGATAGTCGTATTCGTGACCTCCTACAGCTCTTAATAACTGGTGATCTTTTGCTAATGAATTGTAAGGATCAATTAAAAGTGCATCGTAATTCCAAGCTTCTTTAATTTGCGCAGCTTCCTTTAAAAGTTGTTTATAGGTGTAAAGGTCTTCAACATCTATTATCTTAAAATGCTTATCACACCACACAATAGCCTTTGCAATTTCATCTTCATCTGCTGTGTGAATAGGCATACCCATTTTAAACTCAATTATCTTTCTAACAATACTTTGAGGTGTATTTTCTGATGACCATATTACAAACCTTAAATTGTGTTTTATTGCGTACAACGTAAACAGATAACAAATTACCGTAGTCTTTCCGACATTTGCGTGACCTATTAGTAAATTAAAGTTCCCTTGTTTATATCTAATGTATTCGTCTATTTCTGGTATGTCAATCCCTAAGCCTTCTTTTACCCTTCCATATTTTATATCTAGTATTTTATTTTGTATTTGTTTTGCTTGTGCTATCATTTTGTTGGTTGTGAAGTTTTATAGTAACCTTTTTCCTCATCTTGCATAACCCTTGGATTTGATTTGTATTCATATCCTAAAACGGGATTTAAACTGTAGTTCCAGAAATCATTTGGAAAAGGATCACCTTCTTTTATTTTCTTTAATATGGGCTTCATTTGTTTAAATAAAAAAGGGGGCTATTAACCCCCATTAAATTAAAATGGTAAATCTACTTCTTGAGTTGTTGCTCGTTGTGGATTTTGTTCGTTGTTAGTAACCTCATCTCTTTCAGCTACTTTAACTTCGCCACCTACCCAGCGGACTGCTCCATTACCAAGACTAACCGTCTTTTCTTTGGCTTCCCTTTCTTCTTTGGATTGGCTTTGAGTTATCCAAACATTATTTCCATACTGTGATTGATTCTGGACAATCATTGTGATGTTTAAATACTGTCCGTTTTTACCGTTAATAATTTTCGACTTGTCTATCATTGAGAGATTGATACTCCCTGATAAAATTGCTGTTGACTTGTTTTCCATAAATTGTGATTAAATAGTTATTATAATTGATTTTTAAATATACTCTTTTTATTTTACACCCTTGAGAGTTCATCTTGTATTTTCTTAGAAACCTTGTACTTGCTCTTAATTGCCTCAATGTCCCCACCATTTTTAAGATACTCAATGGCTTTGGTAAACTCAACCGTGTTAATGTTTAACCACTTCTTTTCTAATTCAGATGTACCTTTACCACTTGCAGCATTTGCATCGTCATCTTCAGCCTGTAAGCCAAGCAAACTTGATAAAGTGTATCTACGTAAATAAGTAATGGCTGATCCTAGTTTCTGTGGATCACTTACTTCTGGAATAGTTAAAAAGCTATTTACTGCGCTATTGCTTTCAATACAAATTATTCTACTTACTACCATATTATCTTCAATAGGCTGTAGTAATAAAAGTTTGTGTTTTAAAAGTAAAGGATTAAGTTGTTTAATAAGAGAGTTTATATCAAAATACTTTGATTTGTAAAAAGGATTATTAGCATCTTTACTAATTGCTCCTATCTCTTGCTGAAGATTAAATAGTTTTTGATTGATGTGTTTAATTGTTTTGTCCATTTCGTTTGTTGTTTAAAAAATAAAGTTGTTGTTTTAAGTTTTCCACTAAAGATTTATAGTGTTTTAATTCTTGGCGTAGTTCGATAACGTTTCCGATCAATTCTACTTTGTCTTGTTGTTTAAAATAATCTATCATATGAAATTGTTTTACACAAACTTACAACATTTTTTTAACAAAACAAAAAAAAGGGTAAAAAATTAATTCTACCCCTTCTCCCCAAAACAAAAACAAAATCATATATAGTTAAATGTTATAAAAACTATACAAGCTTATTAAACCTTTCGGTATATTCTTTTATCATATCTTCTAACTCTGCATTTGTAAATTTAATAATATTTCTACTTTCTATAAGTAACTTTTTAGATAACTTATTACCAAGATATAAACTATATTTGTATTGCTCTCCATATTTAAAAACATTACATCCTACACATTGTGGTTTTACATTTCTTTCATCCCATCTAGTTGAGTAGTGTTTTCTACTTATAAAGTGACCAGCTTGAATATCCTTCCAGTGTGATTCTTTCCCACAAGTGACACAAGTACAAATTTGATTAACTGAGTTACTAAGTCTAACCCATCTGCTAAATATAGTATCTAGCTTTTTAATTAATTTGCTTCTTGTTAGTTTTTTAGGCATCTAAATGATGGAGTAATTCTTTTCCTAAAGTTTCATCAATACCTTTTATTTGCTTATAGATATATTTACTATCGGACTTTACTTTGTGTTTTTCAGAACTAAGAGAATCAATTCCTAAGTTAGTGTACATTATTGAATCCAGCTCTAAAAGTAAATCGGTTCTTTGTTTTATTGATTGGTTAAAATCGTAAGCTATTTTTAAGGCTAGTTCTTTGATAGTGTTGTCCTCCATAATTATCCTGTATTCAAAAATTTATTGGTTAATATTAATTTTAAAACTTAATTTACAA